TTACTTTAAGTTCACTTGCCATTATGCTAAGTCTCCCAATGAAGTTGCATAAACAAATTCATAATCTCTATCAGCACCTGCATCAGGGTCTGTTCCTATTATTTCTAATGAAGCTGCTAATGTAGGTGTATCGTTTGATGTACGAGTTGTTCCTGCAATAGCATTATTGTTACCTGCACCATCTTGTTTTCCGACAACAATACCTGAGTAATTTGTATTACCCATATTGTTTGTATAATTTATCCCATAATCTCCTGTTCCATCATCATCTGTAGAACTAACATTAAAACTATCTCTTACTGTTGCTCCTGATGCAGTTCCATCAAAATTACAAAACATTTTAGACAATGACTGCACTGTATTCTGTGTAACATTACCACCATCAGATACGTAAGTAGATGTATTAGCAACCTTAACATTCGTGCCACCTGACCCTGCTTTATCTACAATGGTATCTACATTTAATTGTGAACTCAATTTGCTCTCCTATGAATAAGGATTTTCACCTAAGATACTTGTATCCCAAGCAGATTTTAATTCAGCTATTGTTGATGCATTTGTAATTGCACTTGATGCAGGAGCATCTCTTAAAGCTGTCTTTGCATTCTTAGCAGTAGTTTGTGCATCACTGTCTCCTGCCTCTAAAGCCTTCATAAAAGCTACATCCTGAGCCTCTAATAACTCTTTTCTAACTTCTCTGATTTTATCTTGAAAAATCTTTTTTGATTCAGTTAGATCTTCAGTGATTACCTTGCCATCTAAAGTCCAAGCATTTCTAAAATGTCTGTCTGATGGTACTGTTGCTGTTGAGGCATCAATAGATTTCCCATCTTTATCAATAATATTTGTAGTCATTTAAGCCACCTCTTGTTGGTTGATTGTTAATTCTTCTGAAATTTTCCATGAATTTCTCCATGTTCTTGTTTTTGGTAATTGTGATTTTTTGCAAATAACTAATCTTGGTTTGTTTGCCTTATCCCAATTCATCCAAACATGACGAGGTAAATCCTTCATAATTAAATACTCGATACATTCTTCCTCTGTCATTGCCTCTATTGGTTTTGTGTTATGTAACAAATACCCTCTAGTATGCTTTACAAAATCAGGCTTTTCCTCATCCTTTTTCAATTCCCAATAAACCTCTACTGGTGGCAATATCCCACCTTTCAAAGCACAAGCCATCCAGTTAGGATCAGGATGGGTTACCTTTGCAGGACTATCAGGATCTTCCTGATCTTCCCAAACAACACAATATTCTGTTCTAAATGGCTCAAGGTTCTCCTTCGCCCAACAAAGCCTATCCCATAAATGAGTGCCTTGAAAATCAGGTGTGTCTGTCATTCTATCTCCTATACAATTACCAATGTGCCATTTACAGTTAGAGTTGCTCCTGATGCCACTGTAAGAACTCCTGCACATAATCCATTTGTATTTGTGGCTACTGTAACTGAGGTGTTTAACTCATTCTCATGCACCCTGATAATGTCACCAAGACCACCACCACTTTCACCCAAAAATGAACCACCACCTGCATTGCTGAAACTCAATGTGCCTGATCCATTTGTGACAATCGCCTGACCACTTGATCCATCTCCATCAGGGAGTGTGAATGTAGTTGTTGTTGTTACTGAGGATGGTGCTTGAAACTTTAGTTGATGCGAGTTGTCATCATCTTGAAATGACAATACATCTAACCCTGATGTTCCTGCTGAGAACTCTTTTAGATGCGACATGACTTCCCTGATGGCATTGTTCATGTCACTGGGTAATGCTGAATTTTCAGCTAGATTTACATCTCCAACTACTGTGTTGTTGTTTGCAGTTGCATCATATTCGGTGATTTTGTCTTTTGCCATTTATTCCTCTACTGAATCAAGTTGTTGTTGTGTTGGTTTTGTATAATCTGTATTGTTCCATACTGTAATAGATTGATTACCTTTACCATCATCAAATAATTCAATTTTACCACCCAAACTTATTGGCTGAAAATCTTCCTTAGTCATTTTTGGATAAATTTTTCTTATTTTTTCATATAATCCCATAATTACTCCTTATGTTGCCATCAATAAATGTCCAGAAAAATTTGTAAGTGCAACATTATTGTTACAAGTTATATCGCTTCCATTTTCGTGCCTAAATAAAGCATCTACATAATCGCTTGAACCATTTAATTGTATGATTGCACTTGCTTCATAACATATGCCACCATTTGTATTACTACCTTGATGAAAAACCTCTGTATCATTCGAGCCATTTTTCCTAAAACCAGATGTAGTTCTAGCTGTTGTTCCTGCAAAAACTTGTGTATTAAAAAAATAATATCCTGCAATAGTTGGAGTAAATCTAAAATTACTTGTGTCATAATTATTATTTGTATCAAAAACCTCTGTATTAAAATTAACGACTGTAAATGTATCAGTTGAAAAAGTTTGTGCTGAACCCATAGTTGCTCTAAATGCAGGTGCTTTAGATGCTATTTGTTCAGTTAAAGTAACTTTTTCTGCTGAACTAATAGTTATAGCAACAGCATCAGCATTATCGTCTATGCCATTACTTGTAAAAGCACCACATGATAAAGCACCAGTAACCGACAAAGCAGTTAGTGCCTGAGAGCCAGTGTCTACGTTCTTCAAATGTGCCATCAACTCTCTAATGGCATTGTTGATGTTTGATGCAGGACAATTTTCAGCAATGTTTATGTCATTTATATCCGCATTGTTTGAAGGAGTGCTATCATATTGTGTGATATTTGCCTTAGTCATATTATCTCCTATTCATTCCTAAAAAGTTTGCATCCTGTACATTCTGGCCAAGTAATCCACCATAAAATGGTGCCCCTCTACCAAGAACTGGTGCTATGCCTCTTGTTGTAAAATCTCTGACTAATGGAACACCCACTTTACTATAGGCAGGCACTGTTAATGCTGATCCAACACCGACTGTTAGAGGATCAAAAGCTAAACCTCCACCTAGTGCAAGTGTACCCAACATTGACCTATCTGCGGTTCCTGAGTTAGCTAATCTTTGTTTGATTGTATTTTGCCCTGCCTCTGCAAGAGGTTGCATTTCTGCTCCACCTCGTGCAAATGACTTTTTCCTAAGTGTTCCATCCTGAGATCTTATTTGTCTCAATATTTGATCGGCTGTGAACTCACCACCTTCTGAGGCTATCACTGCTCTTTCTACTGGTAGTAATCTTCTAAAACTTTTATCAATGGCATCTAAAGCTAATGCCTGAGCAGGATTTGTTGATTTTAAAACATCCGCCATAGCTGATTCAATTGCACTAAAACTTGATGCAATGTCTAGGTTTACAGGCTCTGTGCTTTTGTTAAATTTTCTAACCTCTCGCCTTATTTCAGAAATTGCTTTTTTGTAATTTTGACCAGAAATTTTTCCTGCATCATCAAATTTAGAATAAATAATTTTATCAATTTTATCTAAAAATAATTTTTGAGCATTACCAGATAGTGCCTCAGCCTCATTTAAAATTACATCATCAAACTTATCTTGCAAAACACTTCTATTTGGCATCTTTAATTTTGGCAAAATCTTGTCATATTGATCAGATATAACGTCTGCTGTTTTTGCGTATAAATCTCTACCTTCTAAGCCTTTTAAAACATTTTTTGTGTTTATTAACAATGGGTTTAATGGCTCTAGCACTTCTTGAAATATTGCTTTATCAAAACCTTTTTTGGCTCTTTGCTTTGCACCTGTAATCGCAGAACCAACAAATGGCACTGAAGTCATGGCCTCTTCAACCTTTTTCAGTCCACCACCTACAGCATCACCAACAGTAACTGGTACACCTCTCTTGATTAGTTCCTTTGCTCCTTCAGTTGCGAATGGTGCAACCTTTTGAATTGTTCCGCCTGCTAATGCTCCTATGCCAGTACCAATTGCTCTATCTAATGGATCATCGCTATCTGTAGCCAAACCGCCATATGCACCGCCCATTAGTCCTGCACTTTTTACTGCATCAACACCTGCTTTTGCCAATCTCGCTCCACCAAATATTGCAGTTGGCAAACTACCTGCTATTTCTGATCCATATGCATATACTGGCTCTTGTTCTCTAAATGCTTTCAAATCACTTCTTATTGCATCTACTGTTTCATTATATGCAGTTTGGAAGTCTTTGCCTTCAGCAAATTTAGAATATAAACCTGCTACTAATCCTTGTAATTCATCGGCTGAACCTAGTGTTAAACCTTGCAATGCTGACTGGGTGATGCCTGTTAATTTTCCAACTTTATTTTGTGGAGCCTGTGGTGTAACAATATTTTCACCTAATAATCTAGCTTTGCCCATTATTCTATAACTCCGATTTGTCCATTAAGTATAAAATATTGTCCATCTTTCAATCTTTCCTCTGCATCATCTAATGATGATACTTTTATTGGCTGTAAATATGAACCTGCTACAGGTAGTTTTGATTGTACTACATTCATTGGATTAAGATTATAACCAGTTGCTAAATTTTTATATGAACTTTCAAGTTGTGATTGTGCAAATATATATTGTTGCACTTGAAGTTTTGCACTTTCTAAAAAATTCTTTCTTTGCTCGGTTGTTAGTCTTTGGCCTTCAAGTAATTTATTGTATAAATTTCTTATTCTTGCACCAACACCGCCTGTATTTTCAGCGGTGGCAAACTCACCTTCTCTAACAACAGAATTTGGATCTACTGTTTTCATAAATCCAAAAACTAATGCTACGTCATTTGCACCAGAAGGCTCTGCTGTAGATGCTCCC